AATATGGTTTTTGTGCAAAGATTAGATACTTTAAACATTGCCTCTGAAAGATTGGAAAAAATAGGTTATTATAATAATTGGAACGAAGATGAGTTCCAAAAAATTTTAAATCGTAGGAATTAATTATTAAAAAATAAGGTATCATAAACATTAGCTTTAATTGGCTGTATTTAAACACAGGAGTTTACAATGGGATTATTTAAAAAAGCATTTAAAAAAGCAAAGGGAAAATCAATTGCACGCAAAGCATCGGGTAAAATGGGCAAAGGTCTTTTTGGAAAGGTTGCTTCCAAGGCTGTTCGTAAATTAGAAAATCAGTCAGGCAAAGGCTCAATGGCACGCAAAGCATCGGGTAAACTGGGAGGCAAAGGTCTTGTTGGAAAAATTCGTTCCAAGGCTCTTCGTAAATTAGAAAATCAGTCGGGCAAAGCAAGAACGCCATCATCAGGCGGAATTTTTGGGTCATTGCGAAAATTAAACAAAGAAAAACCTGCGTCAATGAAGTCTACACGATCTTCAATGCCCGCAAGAGGAAGAGGCATGTCAGGGTCAAATCAAAGAAAAGTTGCTATGTACAAAGATGGTGGCGATATAGTAGCCGGAGCATCTCAACAAAGAAGGGCAGCTCAAGGCGCTGAAGTTGTTAAATCAGGCATAAAGAAATTTGCAATGGGCGGTGCTGGTAAGTCAGGCATAAAGAAATTTGCAATGGGTGGCGCTGGCAAATCAGGCATCAGAAAGTTTGCAATGGGCGGAGCCGGTAAGTCAGGCATTAAAAAACTTGGCAGAGGCGGCAAAGCTAAAAAATAAATTATGACCGTTTCAAGCTCTAAAAATTTCGAGCTAGATGTAGCTGATTATATTGAAGAGGCGTTTGAAAGATGCGGCTTAGAGTTGCGCACAGCATACGATTTAAAAACAGCAAGAAGAAGTTTAAATTTACTTTTGGCTGAATGGGCTAATCGTGGTTTAAACCAGTGGACCATAAGCCAAAAGACGGTTGCCTTGGTTTCAGGAACAGCAACATACAATGTTGATTCGGTAAATAGCACGGCTGCCATTGATGTATTAGATGCCTTTGTAAGAGAAACGGTTAACAATGAAAGCGTAGACTTGCAAATGACAAGGCTATCCAGAAGCGAGTATTCTGCGGTTCCAAACAAATCAGTAACAGGTAAGTCTTTGCAATTTTTTATTGATAAACAATTGTCTCCAACCATAAGCGTTTACCCGGCTCCTGATGCCTCAAGCAAATACACTATTTACATGAACGTCTTGACAAGAATGGATGACGCAGACTCAGCAACCAATACTCTTGATATACCTTTTAGGTTTTATCCTTGCTTGGCAGCAGGTCTTGCTTACTACCTATCTATTAAAAAAAGCCCAGAAAGAACCGCGCTGCTCAAACAAATTTATGACGAAGAATTTTTTAGAGCCATGGAGCAGGACGAAGACAGGGCATCGGTAAGAATTACCCCAGATGTGTCTAGCTACAATATTCCATAATGGCTTTTGCGTCTAATAAAAAAGCATACGGTATATGCGACAGGTGCGGATTTAGGTATGGCATAGCAACTCTTAAAAAAGAGTGGAACGGTTTAAAGACATGCAATGAGTGCTTTGAGCCAAAGCATCCGCAATTAACTCCAACAAAAAAATTAATTGACCCACAGGCAATTAGAGAGCCAAGACCCGATGTGAGCGTAGTCCCCAGTGCTTTTACGGTTTATACTAATTTTAAATTAGGAATTATAGGAACAATTTTAACCACGCCTAGCGCTATGAATGGGTCATTAGGTTCGGTTACAATAACAACATCATGAGTTTTACTTTATCCACACTAAAGACAGCAATTAAAGATTACTTAGAATCTGAGGAAACAACTTTTGTTTCGCAGCTTCCAACCTTTATACAGCAAGCCGAAGAAAGAATTTTAAAGTCAGTGCAACTGCCTGACCAAAGAAGAAATGTTCAAGGCAATCTAACGACAAGCAACAGATTTTTAGCCACTCCATCAGATTTTTTAGCAAGTTTTTCACTGGCTGTTATTAGCGGCAATGAATACAGCTATCTTGATTTTAAACACAATTCTTTTATTAAAGAATATGTATCAAATTCGACAACCAGAGGCAAGCCAAAGTATTACGCTACTTTTGACCAAAGTTCTTTTGAGGTAGGTCCAATTCCAGATGCAGATTATTCGGTAGAGTTACACTACTTGGCTAGACCAGCCTCGTTAACCTCTGGCGCAGATAGCGGCACAACTTACCTATCAAGCGATGCGCCTGACACGTTGCTGTATGGTTGCTTGGTTGAAGGCGCTACATTTTTAAAATTAAATCCAGCAGACATATCTTTGTATGATGCAAAATTTAAAGAAAGTTTAGAAAGACTTAAAAACCTTGGCGAAGGAAGGGATACTAGAGATCAAATGAGGTATGATTCGTTAAGAAGAAATGTAAGTTAATTTTTTTTGAGAGGAGAATTAATGGAACCGTTGAAACATTTAGAGGGCAAAACTGTGGCTATTGTCGGTCTAGGCAATAGTTGGTTTGATTACAATTTAGCAAAATCACACGGCACTCACTTTGATGAAGTGTGGGCTATCAACGCGGTTGGCTCGGTAATATTTCATGACCGCGTTTTTATGATGGACCCAGCCAGTAGATTTTTTGATAGTACCGATGCAGGCGGACAAACAAGTGGCATGCTGGATGTTTTAGAAAATGGTCTTGCGCCGATCTATACATGTGAGCTAGATGACAGATGCAGAAATTTGGTTGAGTATCCAATTGACGAAGTCTTACAAGCATTTAATTGTCATTACCTAAATAACACAGTTTCATACGCCATTGCTTTTGCATTGTGGAATAAGGTTGGAGCCATAAATTTGTATGGAATAGATTTTAGCTACAAGGGCAATTTACATTTTGCAGAATCAGGCAGAGCTTGTGTTGAGTATTGGCTGGCTAAAGCAACTGAGCTTGGTGCTGAAGTTGGAGTTGCTGGCTCTAGCGCTTTGTTAGATACCAATGTGCCAGATCAAGAAAAGCTTTATGGCTATCACAGATTAGAAGACCCATTGGTTGTTGTGCAAGATGACAATAAGCTAATAACAAAAAAAGTAAGCGAGTTAGCTTCTAAGGAGATGCAAGCACAACCTACGCTTATAGGTAGAAACGATGAACATTTAAGGGAGCCTGACAAATGGTAGATAAATTAACGCCCGGAGGTTTGCCACAGCTTGGCATAATAGAGGTAGCCACCTCAAATCACGGAGGACACCCTCCTGAGTTTTGGGCAAAGCAATTAACCGAAAAAATAGTTGGATATTCTGATAATAATGAACAACACATCAAAGACCAAGCCAGAGCCTACCAAGATTTAATTTATAAAGTTTGTTTGATATATATCAAAAATGCTATAAAATCTTATAAAGCGTCTTTGATTCAAGAATTGACTCAAGGAGACGCTAAAGATTTGGCAAAAATAATAAAAGGTATTTGAAATGGCAATTACATCAACACTCACAACCAGCTTTAAAAAAGAACTGCTTACAGCAACACATAATTTTGCTACCAACGGCAACGCTTTTAAACTGGCTTTATATACAAGTTCAGCCACATTAGGCGCAGCTACCACAGCTTTTACCACTACAGGGCAAGCATCTGGAACCAACTACACATCTGGTGGAAATGCTTTAACAAAAGTTGCACCAACTAGCGCTGGAACTACTGGCTTCACAGATTTTGCAGACTTAACTTTTGGAACCGCTACGGTTACAGCCAGAGGTTGTATGATTTACAACGACACCAATGGTGATAAATCAGTTGCAGCAATTGACTTTGGTGGCGACAAAACTTCTACAGCCGGCGACTTTACTATTGTATTTCCTGCGGCTGCTGCTAGCACAGCAATCATAAGAATTGCTTAGTAAGAAATGAAACATGCCATTAGCAAAATTTCAATTCAAAGCAGGAATAGATAAGGAAGGAACTTCTTATACCAACGCAGGCGGATGGTTTGATTCGTCTTTAATAAGATTTCGCAAAAACTTTGTTGAAAAAATAGGCGGTTGGTCTAAAAATCAAGCAACAAGTTTTCTTGGCACATGCAGAAATTTATTTGCTTGGATTGCACTAGACGGAACAAAGTTTCTTTTCCTAGGAACTCATTTAAAATCATATGTACAAGAAGGCAATGTCTTTTATGACATTACTCCCATCAGAGCCATAACAACTGACGGCATTATTTTTGCAGCCACCAACGGCTCGTCTACTATCACAGCAACCGACTCTAGTCATGGCGCTGTTAAGAATGACTTTGTGACAA